ATTGCTTCGCAGTCTCCATCAGGCTGGCCTGCGGCTGGTCAAAGATGAGTTAGTTCAGGAACTGGCGTATCTCGAAGCCAAGGACCTGATCGGCCACGAGGGGCAGCAGTGGTATCTGCTGCCCCTGGGTATTGATGTTTTGGAGCGATCGGTTGAACCTCCCTCGGGCATTCCGGCCCCTACGGCTTTGGGTGTAGAGGTGCTGGTGCATCGCAAGGAGGTGCGGAGCCGCATCCTTACCGCGCTCTACTATGGCCGCCCCCATGGGTTGGTCAGCACAATTCTCTGGCGAGCGCTAGACGATAGCGACCTGCCGGTAACGGAGAAGGAGCTGGCCCGAGAGGCTAGCTACCTGGCCGCCAAGGCACTGGTGGAGGTGACGGGGGAAATTCGGCGCGATTGGCATGCCAAGCTGACGGCGGCAGGCATTGACCTAATGGAATACTCCACCGACCCGCCCCCCGGCATCGATCGCATTGAGAAGTATTGGGAGGGCTAAGCGATGGCAACCCGCCCAATGGAAGTGCAGCTGCCCCCTGACGTGCGAACGGAGCTTGAACAGAAGCTGGTTGAGTCGGGATTTAGTGACTACGCTAGCTTGCATACATGGTTGCAAGAGCGGGGTTACACCTTCGGTCTGAGTACCGTGAAACGCTTTGGCAAGCGCTTTGAAGAGCGCTGTGAGATGGTGCGCCTCGCCACCCAGCAAGCGCAAATGATGCGGCAGCACTTTGGCGATGACGAAGCCGCGATCGCTGAGGCATCTTTGCAAATGGCGCAAGGTTTGCTCTTCAACATGATGATGGAACGCGGCGAAGAGCTGAATCCCAAGGAGATGACAATGATCAGCCGCGCCCTGGCCGATAGCGTGCGCGGCACCGTCAGTGTGAAAAAGTATCAGGCAGAGATGGCGAGGCGAGTGGCTGAGGTAGCTGAAGACATCGGCAAGACCGCGAAGTCTCGCGGCATGAGCGACACCTTTGCCGAGCAGTTAGTGCAGAAAGTATTGGGGATTGTGGCATGAGTCCAGTTGATTTTGCTCGGGTTTTTAATAAAGAAGATTTTGGCCAGCTGATTGTCTACCTGGACGACACTGCTGACACTCCGGGATTTCAATTTCTTTTTTTTCCGCCTGGTTTTGGGGTCTGTTCGGCTTCACTTCCTATTAATGGCTCTGATGCAGTGTGGGACGAGGCAGAGCGGCGATTGCGATCAGAATCATTTGAGGATGAAGCGTGGGGCTTTTTGGGTGACGCCCTAGAGGCCGCTGGATTGAAGGAGGCAATGCCACTGTGATGACTGAAGCCGCTCTACTGCCTTATCAGCAAGACTGGGTCGCTGACAAAACCCAGGTGAAGCTCTACACGAAGTCGCGCCGGATCGGCATTTCGTGGAGTGAAGCCGCGGATGCGGCTCTGTTGGCGGCGCGGGCGAACGGGATGCCCGTGACCTACATCTGCTACGACAAGGACATCACGCGACAGTTCATCAAAGACTGCGCCAACTGGGCCAAGGTTTACGACCTGGCCGCCAGCGCGATTGAGGAACGGGAAGAGGTGTTTCGCGATGGCGATGAAGATAAGGCCGTTCTGATCTTTCGGATTTACTTTGATAGCGGGTTTGAGATTGAGGCGATCGCGGGTACTGCCCGTAAGCTCCGAGGTCGTAAGGGCTTGGTGATTATTGACGAGGCCGCTTTCTTAGATGACCTGGGCGCGGTGATTGAAGCGGCCCTGGCCTTGCTGATTTGGGGAGGCGCGTTGCACCTGATCACCACCTACAACGGCATCGAGAACGCTTACTACGAACTGGAGCAAGACGTATTGGCAGGTAAGCTGCCCTACTCCCGCCACTTCACCACCTTTCAAGATGCGGTGAAGCAGGGGCTCTATAAGCGGATCTGCCTGGTCAGCAACAAGCAATGGTCGCCCGAGGCAGAGAAGAAGTTCCTCGAAGATACCTACGCCTTCTTTGGCGATCGCGCCTCCCAAGAACTTGACTGCATTCCAGCTAAAAGCGGTGGTCGCTATTTTCCGTCCGTAGTAATTGAGCAGGCCATGCAGAGCAGCGCCCCGGTCCTCACCTACGAATGCAAAGAAGGCTGGGCGACTCAGCCTCAAGATGTGCGCGAGGGCCATGCTGACGACTGGCTCAAAACGGAAGTTTTACCCGTTCTTGAGGAGCGATTAAACCCAGCCTTAAAGACCGTTTATGGCATGGACTTTGGCCGCAGTGGTGACCTGTCGGTGCTCAACATTTCGCAGATTCAAGAAAACCTCACCCGTGAAGCGATTGCCGGGGTGGAGCTGCGGAACGTGCCGTTTGATCAGCAGCGACAAATCCTCTGGTGGATCTGCGATCGCCTACCTCGCTTTGTCTCCGGTGCTCATGACTCGCGGGGGAACGGCCAGCACCTGGCAGAGTTAACCATGCAGAAATTTGGCACCCACCGCATTCACCAGGTGATGCTCTCACGTCCCTGGTACGGCGAGTGGTTTCCCAAGTACAAAGCCGGAATGGAAGACGGGCGACTGACCTTGCCGCCCTCATCGGACTGGAAAGACGATCACCGCGTCGTGGAAGTCGACAAGGGTACCCCCGTTGTACCCAACACCAAGAACAAGGGCGAAGACGACAAGCAGCGACATGGTGACTCAGCGATCGCGGGCGTGCTGATGTGGTTTGCTTCCCTCAATGAGGCGGCCCCCATCGAATATCAGGCGATGAACCGCCCCTCACCTGTGCTCACCGCTTACGCCGACATCAAGCCGCGAAACTCTTATGCAGCGCGGCTTGGTACTGCGTCCCCAAATTTTGGTAACCGCCCCCGAGGATTCGATCTGTGAACAGCAGTGATCAAAACCTGCAATTCAACGGCCTGGACATCAACATGCAGCGCTACTTTTTTGCCCAGGTTTATGGCCAACTCTGCGGCGTCGCTTATCGCCATCACCTGGCCACCGGCGACCAGATTGAGTATGCCGACATCGCCCAGATGGCGCGCCACATGGTGGCGGCTGGCCTGCGGGAGGCACAAGGCGATGACTAACCTGGTCGGCCATCTGCTCCTAGCGCTGCTGAACCTGGCAGCGTGTTCGCTGTTTTTCGGCACAGTGCTGTGGGCGCTGATCGGAGGTGCTCAAGTGGCATGAGGTACGTCTGTTTGCTGGGAATGTTTATCGCTCTGATCACGGGATTTTAACCATGAACACCGTCAAGATTTCTGCCCGTTTACTATCTGGCCCGATTATCGACCTGCTCAAGATTAATGAACAGCTTAAGGAGATGGGCTTGCCGCCTTACTTTTTGGGCGGCGGGGGGTTCAACGTGGAATATCGCGTTGCGGAAAAACCTCGATACATCTGGTCGTGGAGTCCTCTGGGCATGCGGTTATCCGAGGTTTACCTCTACTACATGCCGCGCATCATGCCGGGTGCAGAGCCAACGAAAAACGATGAAATCACGGTGAAACTATGCTGAACATCACTTTTCTGGCCGACACCCTACTAAAGCCCAGCACTCAACAAAGCTCGGAGTTGCCAGAGGCCACTATGGCCAAGGTGCAAAAAGGGCAAGATCTAAGATTGCTGGCCTATGCCCCAGCGACCAATGGCCATTACAAGATCACCCTGGATACTCACGTGTACGATCGCGCTTGGCTGAAGGATCTGCACCCGACTGCCAAGAATACCTGGTTTGTGTGGGGTGGCCACATCACTGATCCGTCTGGGCTGGGGCCGGAAAATAAACCTGACGACCAACCAGCCCCTAAGCCCCAGGGACGAGGGCACGATTTTGCTTTGCCTGGTTACAGTGGTGTTTATTTCTCGGCCAACCCGCTGAAGCATGGCTACAACTTCACCTGGGCCGAAGCCTTGCACTTTGATGGGGCAGGCAATTATCGGCGACCTGCTTCCGCCCAGGTCGTGGAAGGCATTTTGAAAGTCGCCGATGTGATGCAGGAAATTCGCGCGCGGTATGGTGTGCCGATCAAAGTCAATTCCTGGTATCGCGATCCGGCAACGAATCGGCGAGTGGGAGGTGCCAGTCAAAGCCGCCATCTCAAGGGTGATGCCGTTGATTTTGTGGTGCAGGGAGTACATCCCTACTTAGTTTTTGATGACTTAAATGCCTGGTGGGGAAGCCGTGGGGGGCTTGCTAGCTCTAGTGTCTTCACCCACATCGACTGTCGCGGGTATCGTGCCCGATGGGATTACGGATATTAACTATGCTCAGCCCTCGTCAAACACAATTAATAGACGCCGGCCTGGTCGATGACGACCCCATTGAAGATGGGCCAATTTACAACGAGATCGCTACTATTGGCGGCTACCGCGATATTACGCGCCCCTATATCGACCCACTGGGGCAGTTGATTCTGCCTCAAGATGAAGTGCTGTTGCTCAACGGCGAGCTGGGCTGGCGACGGCTAGAGCTGTATGAAAAAGTGCGGCAGGATGATCAGGTTTTTAGCTGCATGCAGCAACGCATTCGCGCCGTCACTCAGGCCGAGTGGGATGTGATACCGGGCGAGCGCCCAGGCCGCAGCAACACAAAGGCGGATCAAAAGGCGGCTGACTTCATCCGCGATCTGCTCTCCAATGGCTTTGGCCCCAAAAGTTCATGGGATAGCTGCACGGAGAAAATGCACTGGGGCCTGCTGTACGGCTATAGCGTGGCGGAAGTGCTGTATGACCGCGACGCTCGCTATGTCACCTTCAACGCCAATCGCGGCGGTATCCGCGTACGGAATCGCAAGCGCTTCCAGTTCGACATCACGGGCAATCCCCGGCTGATCACTCCCACTGGCCCCTACGGTGAGGTGCTGCCGCCGATGAAGTTTTGGCACTTTGCCACCGGGGCCGACAACGATGATGAGCCTTATGGCCTGGGGCTGGGCCACTGGCTCTACTGGCCCACCTGGTTTAAGCGGAACGACCTGAAATTCTGGCTCTTCTTTCTGGAAAAGTTTGGCCAGCCCACGGCTGTGGGCACCTATCAGCCGGGTGTCCACGGCAAAACTGAGCAAGACAAGCTGATGGCATCTCTGTATGCCATCCTCACCGATGCTGGCATTATCAAGCCCGAGGGCATGAACATCGAACTGCTGGAGGCCACCCGCAGTGGCACGGCGGATTACGCCACGGTGTATGGCCAGATGGATGCGGCGATCACGAAAGTGGTTCTTAGTCAGACGATGACCACCGAGAGCGGCAGCTCCTACTCTCAGGCGAAGGTCCACGCCGATGTGGGCGATGACGTTAAAAAGGGTGATGCCGATCTGATTAACGGGTCGTTTAACGGCTCTGTAATTCGCTGGTTAATCGACTTTAATCGGGCCGCATTAGGCGATTGCACCTACCCGCAGGTGTGGCGGCGGGTAGAGCCTGAGGAGGATATCAACAACCGGGCAAAACGCGATAAGACGCTATTCGACATGGGCTATCGGCTCAACACTGAGCAGGTTGAGGCGGTCTACGGAGAAGGCTATGAGCCCTTAGACCGCGTACCGCTGGGCGACTCTCAAAGCGTGGAACCTATGCCAGCAGAGAGCGAAGGCGGGTTACCACAGGAGATAGCCCCCACCGCAGATGTGCAGGCAACCGCGCTGAACGGAGCGCAAGTGCAAAGCCTGCTGGAAGTGGTGCAAGCAGTTGCAACCGGAGCTTTGCCCCTTGACTCTGCTGTACAGCTCATTCAGATCAGCTTCCCCACGGTGGATGAGGCCAGGGCGCGGGCACTACTATCACCCTCGCAGGGTTTTACCCCAGCAGCAGAACCCGTTCAGGCAACGATGCCGGAGGAAGCGCCTGCCGAAATTAACGCCGCCCCCGGCGATGCTCAGTTTGCGGCGGCACCCTACACGCCGGATATTTTCGCGGAGCGATTGCGACAGCAAAATCTGTTTGCTCCTCTCATTGAACAAATCCGCGCAGAGTTTCAGCGGCAGATCAGCGAGGGTGGCAGCTTGGAGGATTTTCAGCAGTGGCTGAATACCGCTTTCCCCGATTTGGAAACTGAAGAGCTGGAACGGCAGATGGCACTGGCTTTGACGGCTAGTCGTTATGCGGGCCTGTATGAAGCGCAAGAGGGGGATTGATGCACTTTGACAGCCTGGAGCAAGAGTTTCAGATCATGGGGTCGTTGCGCATACAGGTGAACGACATGCCCCGCGAGGTGCTGGAGGCCCACTACCTGATGACCTTTAAGGCACTGCTGGAACAGAAGCGCATTAACTGTGAGGTGCGCGATCATCTGGATCGACTGCGGGAGGTGCTGCATGCCCTTGGATGATCGCTATCGCACCATGCCATTTGAGCCCGCTATTGAATTCATGCGGGACAAAATCAACCTTGACACCGATAGCTGGCGCGACGTGACCGATGACGAGCACGATGCCGCGTTCGTTGTCGCCGGAGCTAAGGGTAGTGTGCTGAGTGAGTTTCGTGTGGCGGTTGACCGCGCGATCGCGGAAGGCCAGAGGCCCGAAGATTTTCGCAAGGAGTTTGATCGCATTGCTGAGGGCTGGGAGTTCAACGGCGATGCGGCCTGGCGAAGCGACATCATCTACTTCACCAACCTGCGGGCCAGCTATGGGCGCGGGCGGGACCAGATGCAATTTGACCCGGCAGTGGTGGCCGCCCAGCCCTATGTGCAATATCAGCACAGCGACGCCGAGCATCCGCGCCCCCTTCACCTGGCTTTGGATCAGATGGTCTTTCGCAAAGACCGGGTGCCCTTTGCAACGCCTAACGGCTTTGGTTGTTCATGCCGCTACACCAGCCTCAGCCAACGTGACATCGATCGCCTGGGCCTGGAGGTGAGCGACCTATCGCGGGGTGACAGCATCCCGGTAGAGATTGATGGCCGCACCTACAACCCGGTGATCGAACCGGCAGAGGGCTGGGACCGCATGCCCAATCCCGACCCGCAGGAACGACGGGAGGAAATCTTGAGGCGGATCGCCGATCGCTCTGTCCCTGAAGTCGCCACCTATCTGCGGCAGTTCAAAGAGGAGTTTGAGGGCTCGCCATCCTTGCCACCCCTAAGTGCAGAAACCGTGGAAGATTTTGAAGCGATCTTTGAAGTCGGCGAAAACGTCGTCTTGCTTCGAGCGTTTGAAGATATCTTCCATTCTGCTGAATTCCTGGGTGACAGCATTAAGCCCATGGATGTTATCTTCAAAGTGAATGACAGTTTCGATTTCGGCACCGTTGGCGATGAACGGGAAGCACTCAAGATATTGTTCAAGCTGAGAAGCCGAATGCGAGAATTTGTCGCCACCCTGCCCGAGGGGAAATTACTGTTCAATACTCCTTGGCAGTCAGACGAACGAGGCAGCGATCGCGTTTCGACCTATCGACGTTTTGGCTTTGGCCCAATCAACGAAGAGGGTGAACAGTGGGGCATCGTAGTTGATGGCAAGATACAACCCATTACAGTAGAAGAAATTCAGAGGAGTTGGGATGAGTCGCAGCGCTGAGGAAGTTAAAGACCTGGTTAGCTCAGTTACTCCAGAACGCTTTCAAGAGGTGCTGGATGTTTTTTTTAGCGATGACCTCACCGAAGAGCAGATTGAAGCGTGGATAGAGGAGCAACCCGACAGTGCTGCTTTGAGCTTTGCCCTGCTTGATGGGGTCAGAGTGCAAGCACCAGCCGAACGGAAAGCCGCTAGAATGGGCTATGGCTAACCTCAGCATCCAAACCAGCACCACCGAAATCCTTGCTGCCCTGCGCAGTACCGCCCTCGGTAAGCTTGAAAATCCTCAGCAGCTCACCACCCTCTATAAGCTCTGGGCCAACGCAGGCGAGCGTGTCGCTGTGCAAGCTTTCCGCACCGAGACCGCTCCATACGGCTCGCCCTGGCAAGAGCTGTCGCCCATTACTAAGAAGCTCGACGCTGGCGGCAAGCGCCGGGGCAAGCTGCGTAAAAGTGGAGCCCTGTTTGACTCACTGGCTGGCCAGGTGCTCAGCGACGGTGCACAGATTGGCACTAACCAGGTCGTGGGAGCCTACAGCTTGGGTGCTATTCACCAGTTTGGCGCGATCGTGCCAATCACCCCCAAGAGTCGCGCCTTCTTCCGCTTCCGGTTCAGCGCCACGAAAAACGAAGGCTGGAGCGACCTTGCCAATCTCGGTAACGATTTCGTAGAGATTCCCGCTCGCCCCTTCCTGCCCATGGACGAGCAGGGCGAGCCCCTACCCCAGTTCATCGCCGAGATTGAAGAAATCACTATTGACTGGCTCTTTGGTTGATCGTTTGAATTAAATGTCGCCACATTGGATGGTTTGAACGGGTATTAAACGCGCTCTATTCTGTTGTCTGTAGCATTCCACCCCAGATCGCTCAATGGCTTCTGAGGGGCATTTGAGAGGATCTTTGGGTTAAAGGTTGATTTTGCCTTGGCCGAGCGTCGAAGTCCCTACGTTGGCTTGCATCCCAAAAATCCATCTAGAGGCTCTGCTTTGGGAACCCATCGCTTTGGCTTTGGCCAGGTTAAGCCACTTAAACGCCTCGGATTAAATCTACAAAATCTTGTGGCAGATTTCGAGCGATCGCCGCAGCCGCCCAAGCATCCCGCATTGGTGAGGTGGCCCCTCCCGCCGCACAAACCGCATTGAGCAGCGTAGCAAAAGTCTGTACGCTTCCTGTCTGCACCTGAGTCAAAGCCGCTGGCAAGGCGTTGGCCTGAAGCGGCGCGGCTGTCAGTGCCGCTCCGTAAACCGCATTAAAATCAGCATCGCTCAAAATAAAGGCATTAAAACCATCCCAGTCCGGCTGAGGCGGCAGTGGCTCAGGCTCAGGCTCTGGCTCAGGCTCTGGAATTGCCTGTTGTTGCCATGCGACTCCATCCCACACGCGCACAAACCCGGCTTGCTCAGCGGGAGGGGCGATATCTGTGCTGTGGGCAGGATATAGCCACTCGCCGGGCTCCAGCGGTGAGGGATCGGCTTCGCCGCTGCCAAGATATTCACCGGATTCAGGGTGGTAGTGGTAAATGGTGGGTGTCAATTTCAATATTTAATGCAGGCCAGGAGGGCAAAGTTTCGCGGGCGCGATTCGTCCCCGCCGAAATCAGCTATAGCCGAAGTTAGAGTTAGGCCAATATCCGGGGAAATAATTCGTCCCAGGGAGGCTTGGTCACTCGCCAAATAGCCTACGCCGGAGGTCTCAGCTGCACTAAGGCCTCCTTCAACTAACAGCTCGTGGTTATGGGCCTTTATGTCGTCGGCCTGAAAACTCCCAAAACTACGCCCGGAATCGACGCCGCGTCCATCGTCATAACTTCGGATAAACTCGCCTCGGAGATCCGGGATATTGAAAGTGGATGAGCCGTCTCCACTACCGAAAGTGGTTCCGATCGCGCTAAACAGTTCTGAGTAGGTGGTTCTGGAAATCGCTGCCCCATTCGCTTTCAACCAGCCACTGGGGGCGCTGCTCATAGCAAAATGCATGACGGCACCTGAAGGTACCAGCTCAGTTGCTCCGAATTTTGAGATCTTGGACCAGCTTATAAACGCTATGGGGTCAACATTCTGGTCCTTAATCAGAAAACTGTTTGCTTGATTAAGGTCATTAAATCCCAGTACTCTGCCTTCGTCTGGAGTTGCGGCGGCAATTTGAGTTAGGACTGTGCTTGCAGCCTGAGCGTCGATCGCCGATCTTGCAGCCTGAGCGTCGACAGCCCCCAGCAGGGTATCGATCGCGGCACTAATGTCCCGCGTTGTGGGCAATCCGTTGAGAAATCGCAGCAGGTTAGCCATTACGCGATATCAATGTAGCCGTTGTCTTCAAACTGTAGGGAGGTGGCTGAGTCAGCCGTTCCTAAATACTGAGAGATGTTGCCGCTGGCGCTGGGGGCAGTGGAAACAGCTGTCCCGGCAGTGGCGGCACTGAGATGGTAGCGTGCGCCAATCGTCAGACCACTCAGGCCCGTGTTTCTACCGGACAGATACACGGTCGCGTTCTGCCCGGAGGTCACAGACGCCAACACGAATCCGTGGGCGGGCCTCGTGTTGCTGGCGTCAGCTTTGCGAACCTTCGCCCCCGTGCTGTCGTGGATATTTACAAAGTCGCCAGCGGCGAGATTTTCACTGGCCTCAACCGAGACGGTATCGGCTCCAACCCCTACAGGTAGAAACGTGGAGTCGAGTTTGCCGCTGCTATCCGTGGCGCTCAGCTTGTCGGCGTCGCCAGCGCCAGCGCTGGACGTGATGCCCGCAACGAGTTGCTGGATGCCGTTGGTTAGGGTCATAAAGAATTTTGTGCTCACAGTAAGACTGCCTCCTGGGGCTCAAAGTATAAAGACGTAGCAGAGATCGGCGTAGCGACCTGTCGCAGATAGCCACTCGCCGGGACGGCTTGAGACAGCGCTCCGGCAATGCCGATAAAGATTGGAAGCTCTGTGTCCCAGTTCCAGCCGTTGTCGATGACGATCGCGCTGAGCACTGCCACCGCCGCATCCCCCTCAGCAAAAGCTTGCAGGGTTAGCGCTACTGTTTTCGCGGCCTGGGACACATCGCCGCTGTCGGCATACACAAGATCGCCGTCTGCGTTGGTGGTCACCACCCGCAGAGCAGATAGAGCGGTGGCTGCTTCTCCCGATAGTTGCCCGGAAACTGTCGGGGTCTCGACGACCGCGACAGTTTCCGAATAAGCGGGAATCAC